TTGATCGACCCTGTTGTTCAAGCTTTGGACAGTTGACGCATCGGCCTTTTTGCTCACGCTGTCGGTCAGCGAAGTCAATGCCTGGCTCTGCGATGTCAGCTGCTGGTCCTGGGCGGCGTCCTTCTGCTCGGTGGCGGTCACACGGCTAGTGACCTGCTGCAGCGCTTGCGAGCTGGCCTTGCCGTCGATGCTGGTCTGCATGCCGTCCATGCGGGTGGCTTGCGACGTGAGCTTGCCCTCGGCATCGCTGACCCGGGTGGTCAGGCTGCTGACTACCGTGGCGTCGGCCTTAGTCTGGGCCAAGGCCAATGCGCCGGCGGCAGCTGCGGCAGCATCGGTTGCAACCTTGTCAGTAACAGCGACCCAGGCGGTGCCACTCCACCTCTTCGGCGTGTTGGCATTGCTGGTGGTGTCGATCCAAAGGTTCTGAGCCAGACGGTCGGCGACGGCAGGCGCGGCCGACTGAACAATGACCTTGCCCTTCCCGCCCGCCAGCGTGGCCGCATCCTGCGCAGCCTGCTGGGCAGCCGACACGTTGCCGTTGGTGGTGGTAAGGCTCGACTGCAGGCCCGAGATCTGCTGGGCCTGGGCTGAGGTGGCGCCCTCCAGGGTTTCGACTTTGGTTTCCATGGTCTGGACGCGCGCGGCCATGCCGTTGGCAGTCACCACCGCCTGGCCAACATCGGTCCAGTAGGTGGCGTTCGGCGGTGGCGTGTTCAGCGGTACCGCTTTAAGGGCCTGGTACAACTTGCCATCACTGCCCAGGGCGCTTTGCCCGACGCTGTAGGCCTTGTCTTTCCGGTACGGCAACGAGCCGGCCAAGGCCGAGACGTTGGCGATCTGCTGCTGCAGGTCGGCCTTGGCAGCCGACACATCACCGCTCACAGCAGTGATCTGCTGCTGCAAGTTGCCTTTGGTGGTGTTGAGGGCGTTGTTCACCTCGCTGATCTGCTGGGCCAGTTCGGTCTTGGCCGTCCCTATCCGATCGTTCACCGACCCAGGGCCATTCTTGTCTATCAGGTCGATGCGGCTGGTGAGCTCCTTGCCCAGCTCGCTCTCGGTGATCCGGCCCGCAATGACTTCCAGCATCTGGGTTGGGTCGCTGGATGTTGCAGTAGGCACGAACAGGAAATCACTCTTCCCATACGCATTCGCCGACCGCACGTAGTAGAAGTACTCTTTGGCGAATGCCAGTCCAGTGTGGGTGAAGGTCAACCCTTGGCCCAAGTACACGGCGTCCGCGATCGGTGCCGAAGGGTTGGTGGTATAGAAGTATTCATAGGTACCGCCATTAAGGCTGCTCTGCCGGTTGGCTGGCACAAGCGTGATGGTGTCCACCGAGGCATAGAAGGCGCAGCTCTCGGGTACCGGCGGACCACCCACGTTGACATTGATGGTCGCCTCGCCCGAACGTGTGCCAGGGCCGAAGGCAATGACGCTCATGGTGTAGACACCCGACGTCAGGCCATTGATGTTGCAGCTGGCGGCCTCACCGCCGACCTTAAGGGACTGCACGACCTCAGTGCCCTTGCGGATAGTCACCGTGTAGCTCAGCACCGTCTGCATTGGTGGCGTCCAGCTGAGTACGCCTTGAACGACCTCGGCCACGCCGCTAGGCGCCCAGGCCAAACCGGTGACAGCGGCCAGGCCGCCGACCGGCAGGTTGATAAACCCCAGCGGGTCGTAGGGCTGGCCCACAGCATCATCAAAGATGGCTTGCTCATACGGTTTGAGGGTCACCTTGCATGCATCAGCCGCCCCCATGGTCCATTCGGTGACCATGAACTCGCCAAGGATGTTCAGCGATGGCAAATCGACTTTGACTGCGCGCCCCGGACGGCAGTTATAACCATTGAAGTTCAGCGGCACGGAGAGGGAGCCACCCGAGCGACGGCGGCGGAGGCTGATGTTTGCAAGCCGCTGCGCCAGGTAAGCATCTGTCACATAGGCAAACGACTGCGACTCAGCGAGCTCACCACCGTCTTTGGTGATCCAGTCCTGTATCGCGACTTCCGGGTAGTCGGTCTCTGCCCAGGCTTGGGCCGGGTCAACAAAAGTCCCGCGCATGGTGTTAATGGCATCGCTGTTGCTGACCTCGGTCGTACCCTCGACGGTACCGATAACCATGTCTTCGTTGACGGTGAAGTCGGCCGGCCCGTAGTAGGCGCCAACTTGGAGTGACCACCGGCCACCTACCCTGATCAGCGTCCCGGCACATGCCGACAGCAGGTTGTCCAGGACCGTATTTCGCTTCTCATCGGCGCCAATGACCGCGCCAGCGAAGTAGCGAGGCGAAATTTTACCATCCGGGCCAAACACGGGCTCATCACAGACGTTGGCAGAGCTGGCGAAAGAATCGAATATGATTTCGTCGTCAGGAATCGCACAACGGTTGCGCAGATACCATAGGATCAGCAGCGCGGTGTTGGCCGAATAGCCCACTGCCCCGTTGCGTGGGTCATACACGTCGCTGCGCCCGCGCACCACGAAGCGCACATCAGGAATGCCGGACGGAAACTTCTCTGCGTCATATTTGAACGACAGACGCACAAACGAAAGCCCGCGGCCGATCTGCTCCTGGCGCCAGTCTGGGCATTTGCTAAGCAGGAAAGCATTTACCTGGGCCGGATTGATGATGACTTCGGAGGTCGCATTCTCGCCCAGATCGGACAGCGGCCGCTCGTCCACGTAGATTTCGTCGACGCCTGCGATGGCGCCTTCGGAGAGGACGTAGACGATATGCAGCCACTCCCCACCGGTCTGGTCACCTGGTTCTTCCTGAACCCAAGCAAGCACACCGCCCGTGCTGGCCCGGCCGAGAATGAAGCGCACCGGTGCCTTGGACGAGCGTACCGTCTGGGAGCTGGGCTCAGAGCTGCTGGCACCAGAAGTCTTAGCAGCTCCGGTTAGGCCTGCAAAGATGCCCTGTACACCACCGAACACATCCTTGAACGCGCCCACTGGGTCGTAGAGCGCCTTGATGGGCGCAGTGACCAGCTTCACGACTGATTTGATTGAGCTTCCCACTATTCAACTCTCCAGGCCAACAACGGCTCACAGTCCACGGCAGCAGCACCGGCTTCAGTGGCCGCCCAATAGCGACCACTCCACAGAACCCCCACGCACTTCCCCGACTCGTTCTCGAAACTGACGATGTCGCCGCGCTGGGCGAACCGCACATCGACCCTTTCGAAGTAAGTGTCGAGCACTGCCTCGACTGAGCCATGCGTCGAAGCAATCACGCGCTTGGCGCCAATCTCGGTGGTGTACCGCCCCCGGTATTCCTGAGCCGGATCGACACCGCAAATCGCGGCCGCGCAGTCCGCGACAAACAGGCAGCAGTCAAATTCGCCCCACAAAAAAGGCCGCTCGAAGGCGGCCTGGATGGTGTCGTGTAGCCTCGTGGGCCAGTCTCGATAGCGCATGACAGTTACTCGTAGGTGAAGGACGGTGCATCTTTCTTGGCACCCCAGAAAATCGGCCATTCGGCCATCTGCGCGACGGCGTAGAAGAAGCGGTCACCGTCATGGCGTGCACGGTGGTTTTCATCGGTCCAGCGCTCTGTGCCAATCCGGTTCCACTCGGCCATTCGGTCAATGATGGTGACCGTGATCGAGCTGTCGCCCGTTGAGCCGCCATAGGACAGCTTGGCGGCGTCCATTCGACCACTGAAGAGAATGTCGGCGGCATAATTTCCGGCCTCGTCGTAGACAACGAACATCAAGCGGGCCGACCGGCCTCGGCAGCCCGCAACCGATGTCTGGGAGAGGATGTAGCTGTCCAGGCCATTCAGCATCAGGTCGATGGAGAGGGAAGAACCTGATTCAACACTTTCGCTGGCGGCGCCCACCTCTCCGAACGTGCCCACGCCGTCATAGGCATAGCCGTTGATAACCAGCTGGCCGGTACCTGTGTGCGCCCTGACCATGCCGTCCGCGAAGTCCAGCTCGCAGGCGAACACCGGCGTGAAGTTGCCGGCAGCAATGATGCTCAGCACTGACTGCGAGAAAGGGAAAACCAATGCCATTTAAAACGCCTCCCGGCATTCGATGGTCAGTTCAGCCACCACGGGCCTTACCGACAGGGTGTAGCTGTCCTCAGACAGGCGCATGATCGAGTAAGGGTTTCGATACTCAACCGGAGTGCCGGATACCAGGGCCGCCCGCAAGCGCCTGTTCAGGGGCAACACTGCCGTACCACCGGAGCTGGACACCACATCCTCAACTACCTCGTGCATCACACCGTCAATGGTGATGTAGTCGCCCTGGCTGAACACCCGGCGGCTACCCTGCAATCCACTCAGGGTAATAGTTGAGGCCATGGCTGAACCGGTCTGCACAACCGGGGCACCGATATTGTCAGTCCGCTTGCGCGTGAACGCAGGCAGCTTGAACGTGCCGAAGCGCCCCTGCAGGCGCCCCATGAACGCAGTCACGATACGGTCGCGATCACGGGTCAACGGTGGCAGCGACAATGAGCACTTCCAATACGAACCCGGGTAACCCACGATCTGCTGGCTGTTGTTCAGCGTGGAGCTGAAGTCGCGGTTGTTGTAGACCATGCCCCAGCTCATCTCAGCCGGGCACACCTGAGTCGGCCATTCGATTGCCATCGTTCCACCTTAAAGTTTCTTGCGGATGCTCTGCATGATCTGGCCGTTTCGGCCCACGTCCTGCAGGATCGCGGACATGGTTTGGCGCATGCCCTGTTGAATCATGGCAACCGTCTGAGGGCTCACATCGCCATTGACATGGAAGACCTGGTGCACCGCCACAGGCTGGCCGGCGCCTTCCGGCTGACCTGCTCTGCTGGCCTTGTTCACCTCGTCGAGTGTTTTGTCCAGCTTTGCACTGGTGTTGGCGGTAGTGACCCGCTCGCCCCTCTGCAGCAACCAGGTGCCTTCGCGAGGAACGCTATCGATACCGTCGTGCGCCATACCCACCAAGGCGGAACTCGCTACACCTGCCACGAGGGGGGCGGTGGCCATCGCGGCTGCAATTGCAGCTCCAGGTGCCAAGGCCGGCCCCACGATAGGTATCGCAGCGGTACTGGCGAAGGCTGCGAGCTGGGCCTGGAAGGACGTTGCCTGAGCGTTGGCAATCAAAGTCGGTACCGCGCTGGCCTGTGTCGTCTTACCGACCATCAGCTGCACCGCCTGATACACCAGCCACTGGGCAGCCATGTCTGCCAGCGCATCAACCATAGACCTGGCGAACCCGCCCACCATATCCATCAGCGCATCACCGGCATCCTTCGAGCCCGTGGCCACATCAGACAGGAACGAACTGAGCTCGCTCCTGGCGCTACCGAGGACAGACGTGGTGGCATCAGCGGCCATGGCTGAGTAGTCGGTCGCGGCGTCTGCAAAGTTCTCCCAGGCGCTGGTTACACCATCCATCCAGTTGCTCTGCGCCTCATCGAGCTGGCTGTAATAGTGGTTTTGCAGGTCTAGGCGCTCGGCCAGGGCATCGCTCAGCACCTGGGTTTCCTGGTCGTACAGGCCTTGGCTGATGTCGCCGCTGTTTCGCTGCAGGACCAACTCGCGTTGCTGGCGGTTGAAGTCCTCCTCGATCGCCAGTCGCTCCTTCAACCGATCCTTATACTTGTCGCCCCGGCCGGCGCCAGCAAGCTCTTGATCGAAGCCGCTTTTCGCGGTCTGGTGGTCCTCGTTCACGCTGGAGCGGAAGGAGGCAAGCTTTTTGGCATCCTCCTCGGCCTGCTTCAGCTTCTTCAGCGCGTCGAGCTCAGCCGCCAATCCCTCCAGGCGCTTGCGCTGCTGGGCGTTGACGCCCTCCAGCTTTCCGGCGGATACCTCGAAGGCCAGCTTCTCGACTTCAGTGGCATTCTTGCGCTTGTCGGTCGAGGTGTTGATCAGTTCGATTTGTCGCTGGTACCCCTCCTCCATATCCTCGAAGCGGCGACTGAGGGACTTACTGTCCTTATCGCCAGCCTTCGATTCCTTTAAGGCCTTGTTCGCCTTGTCGATCGCCTCAGCGGCGGCCAGAGCCTTCTTCTCATCGCCCGGCGAGAACTTCACCGAGCCGGCGGCGATCTGCGCCCTAAGCTTCTCGACTTCGGTCAGCTTGCCCGCGACTACCGCCTGCTTTTCGAGGTTCTTGAGGTAGGTGCCGCCCTCCTTGTCAGACGCTAGGCGGGAGCTGTTCAGCTCCTTCTGCACCGCCTGAATGGCCAGTTTGAGCGCGTCAGCCTTCTCCTTCGAGTCGTCGAGCGACGTTTCGAACGGCACATCGCTCTTGTCGTCGACACCCTTTTGGAACCGTTCCTGCAGCTTTTCGGTTTCCTTTAGCTCGGCCTGGAGGCCCTTCAGCCGATCCTGAAGCTGGTCGTAGGACTGGGTGCCCAGGTTTTCTGGCAACATCGACCGCGAAGCCTGGCGAATGCGCGTCGAAGCATCCTCAAAAGCGTCCGCTGCCTTGCCGGCCCCCTCCTCAGCCTTGTCACCGAAGTCGATAAAGGAATAAGCCAGTACCCCCATCGTGATAATAAGGCCCGGCCACCCCGCCGCCATTCTCAGCAATGCAGAGCCAGCGGTGCGAAGGCTAGCAATCACCGCCCCGAGCGCTGTAGTCGCCGGAAGGAAACTAGCCATCGCAGAAGTGGTGGCAGCATTCGCAGCAAGTTGCGTGCTGGTCAAATGGCCGTTGGCAGTCGCCAAGACTTCCGTTGCAGCCGTCCTTTGAGCCAGCGCGGCACTCATTTCGGCCGACCCTGCAACCGTTACGGCAGATAGCTGAGCTTCAGCTGCTGTGAGTTGCTTAGTAATCGCTACTTCGGTCAATCGAAGCTCGGCCATTCGAGCTACCGACTGCTGTCGACCAGCATCTGTGATTTGAGCCTGGAGGCGCTGTGCCTCCAATACTTTCTCTGCAGCTATCGCACTCTGTACGGTCCGAAGCCTTGATACCTCAACTCCTATCACCTGCCTATCGGCACTTACCTTGGCTGCCGCTGCGGACACCGCAGACCTGGCCGCCGCCAAATCAGATGCGGCGGCGGCCTGAGTAGCCTCGGCCCTCCTAAGCTCGCCAGCAGCAGCCACGGAACTTGCAAAGGCCTGCTCGGAAGCTGCGGCGCGGGCAGCCCTCCAGGCGAGAAGCGTGCTCGCCATCCCGCCAGCTACTCGCCCCAACGCCAAATACAAGCCAGTCTCAAGGATGTTTACCAGATTCTTGATGTTGGTCGAGTCGGCAGCCTCAGAGAGATCCAGCATCGCTTGTGCTGCCGATTTGGTGACGCCGTAGGCCTCATCAAGAGATCCAACGATTCTGGTAGCGCTGTTCTGAATTACCGTCCAGCCTGCAGAAAGCGTGGTTTGTGAGCGAGCAAATGCATCGTCGATAGCTTGCGTTTGGTTCAGGATCGCCTGGAATACCTCTTTAGAGGTAAGCTTCCCTTGCTCCCCTAGGCTTCTCAGGGACTCTCGCGAAACACCCAATCCGTCGGCAATTGCCTGTGCCAATCCAGGAGCCTGCTCGAGAACAGAGTTCAACTCCTCCCCTCTTAGCACCCCAGATGCAAAGGCCTGGCCGAGCTGAACGAGCGCTCCTTGAGCCGCCTCAGCGGATACGCCGCTGGCAGACATAGCCCTGCTGATGTTCTGGGTAACTTGGGCGATTTTCTCCTGTGTTGCACCCAACTGGCCCGAGGAAGCTGCAATTCGTTGATAGAGCTCGGCAGTAGCATCAAGAGAAGACTGAGAGTTTTGAGCAATCTGAAAAACAGATTGCGTCTGCTTGGAAAACTGCTCGTAGGTATCAGAAACCTGCTTTATCCGATTTTGTACGCCAATCCACGCCTGCGAGTAATCAGTTAGTTCGCGCACGCTCAAATATGCAGCAGCAGCCCCGGCGATACCCTTAAAAGACGAGGCAACAGATTGAGAGGCCTGCTCAGACTCACGCCGAACTTGCGCCATTGACCGCTGAGTCGTCCTGGCTGCTTGGTCCATTCCCTGCTGAAAGCCGCCAATCCTAGCGATCAAGTCTAAAGTCAGCGTTCCCAGCGAGCGAGTAGCCATTCACTTTTCTCCGGCCATAAAAAACCCGCCGGAGCGGGTCGTTGAGCTAAGTAAGTTCAGAATGTGATGGCCATCAGCTTTTTCCATGTGCCCCCATCGGTGGTTGCCATGAATTTCCGGCCATCTTTGAGGTATGCAGCGAATGCGACTTCCTTTTTATTACCGCCAAGGAGGATGCCTCCAATTGCTCCTAGAGGTCCAAGCAGCACCGCTCCAGCTACGCCCCAGCCGGCCGTCCCGAGCAATTTCTTAACTTTTTCCTCGTCAAGCATTTCTACGCTCTCAAGATCAATCCCCAGATTGATAGTTTCACCCTTCCAGGGATGGTCCTTTGTGCTAGCCCGGGTCATGATCGCAGCCCCAAACAATCCAGAGAATTGCCACGAACCCTTATCAAGATCCCCTGCCTCAACTTTAACTGTCGCCATAGATCCTCCTTGGATGTAATGCTGGCAATGTATCATCAGCGGAATCTGCTTCACACCCATTCGGCCATTGCTCGCTCTAGATCCGTACCCGGGCGAAGATGATGCGGCATAAAGGCTTGCAGGTCAGCCGAGCCCCCTGCACCGCGGTTGACCTGCAGCGCAATAAGGGCGCTGGAAAGCTCGACCCGGCCGGCCAGGTTCAACGATCCATGCTTGTCACGGTAGGCAACCCAGGCCAGCACTTCCGCATAAGAAAGCGTGGCCTTGGCCTCTGCAATCGAATTCCCCCCTACGCCGTTAAGGACGAGTTCGTGCCAGATCTCTTCGGCCGGGGTGATTTCTTTGCTGGCGGATTGTTCACTTCGTTGACAGCGTTGAGCAGGAGGATGCCCAGGCCTGGATCAAGATTGACTGCGTCCTCGAATGGAAGCTCCTCAACTCCACCCTCGCCAAGCATGATGCTGGCTGACAAGTACCTGGCATTCTTATAGCGCTCCGCCTCTCCTCCGGCGAACATCGCCTCCATGACGCCGAAAGCGTGACGGCGGACGTGGACCGTGAACTTGTCGGTGATGGGCTTGCCCTCTTCGTCAGTATGTTTCCACTCGACTTTCTTGGGCACCAGGGCATCAGCGATGACGCCCCCTTTCTTCTTCAGCTGCGCGAGATCCATGGTTACCCCTTAGGCGGTTTTCGGTACCCAGGCGGAGCCGCCCGAGCGCTGGATGGAAACCGCGGTGCTGACCACGGTGTTGGCGGCGAAGTCGAAGGGGAAGTCAGCGACATAGCCCTGGAACAGGAACCAGGTTCGACTCGCTGGTAACTCGAAGTCATCGCCGTCTGCGTTCACTGTCGGCAGCGCGGTCGGCTTACCTTCAGCATCCCGCGGGCCGTCGGACCAGCCCACTGCCCATTTCAATGTGGTGTCACCATTTGCCTCGGACAGCTGATGCAGCCGGACATGGCTCGGGCTTTTCGGATCAGCGTTGATGGTCAACGAAGCCTGGCCCGGAGTGCGAAGCCCCGGCTTGTAGGTGCGTTCGTCGGAGCTGAGGCAGGTATCCTCTATCTGCTCTTTGGGGGAGCCTCCGGGGTTGAAGGCGGTGGCGCACTCCACCTCCATCACGGTCATCGGGCCGGTACCAGTGGCAGGCGGTACCAGGGCAAAGACCTGGGTGCCTTGGGTCAAAATCGACATGGTGGTCTCCTGTCGGGTAAAAGAAAGCCAGCACTGGGCGGGCTCGGTAGGTTCATCGGGGGACTATCCAGTCCACGTCGAAACTTCGGTGGAAGTCCTTTGTTTCAGGGTCGCGATCAGTGGCTCCCCAGCGGACGACGTAGGCGCGCGGCTCGATCGCCGCGCAAAGCGCCTTGGTGACGGCCAGCACCGGCGCGCCAGTAGCCGCGTAAACGTCAACCTGCAGGGTGAAGCCGTCGGTGTCTGGCCTGCCGGCCAGGTAGTTCTCAGGACTGCCGGAAATCACGCTCCAGACGACATATGGCTTCAGCGGTTTTTCCGGCCCTTCCCCGAAGGAATACAGGCGGCAATCGATGCCTGAGCCGATGAGCGCGGCCACCCCGGGGTCTGCCGAGCAAACGGCGAAAATTGGCGCCTCCATGGATTCCTCACAGTGCTGCGTCGATTTCCTGAACGAACACCTGCACGAAGCGCTCAGTCACGGCGTTGACGTTCGTGGAGAACGCCGGCCGCATGAATGGGGCCGGCGGGTTGTGCTGGGTGCCGAACTCCAGGTAGCGCCAGTGTCGGGTGTCGCCGCCGGGGTTGCCGCTGGCGTCCTGGCTGTGTTGGTTGGAACTGGCGCCACCGCGAACACCGACCTTCATCACCACGCCGCCTTCGCGCCGCCCCTGGCGGGCAGATTCCTGGGTGACGATGTTCTTCCAGACCTTCTCGGCGGTTTCTGGATCGTCGAGCGTCCGCGCCCGCGCCTTGGCGTCGTCCCTGACGATGTTCATGGCCTGCCGGGCAGCCTTGCGCAGGCCGCTGCGGCGCAGCTTGGGAGCCAGGCCAACCATCTTGTCGGTGGCAGCCTTCAACCCCTGCAGTCTGGCACTAATACCGTCAGCCATCTTTCACCCCCTTCGATACCAGGATCGTCAGGTATTCCAGCCCCGAGTTGGGATCCGCCAAGGGCGGCCCCTCCATGCTGTAAACCTCATCGCGGTAAACGATGCGCATAGTGGGCAGCAGGCCGGCCCGGTATCGGATCACCATTCTGGCCGTGGCTTCGGACTGGGCTGCCTGAGCCGCCACCAGATCGCGGGCCGATAGCGGCTCGACACGCGCCGGACACTTCGTCCAGCGCGCCACCCACTGGGGTTCGCCGTATTCACCGGTAACCGGATCCCGTGGAATGGTCATTTCCTCGATGTCGATGCGGTGCCGGAGCTTACCGGCCTGCATCACACACCCATCCGGATGCGGTACGGCATCAGCAGGTGCTGGGACGCCAGCGGCAACTCGACTGCGGTCGTCCCGGTGACCACTTCCTCACGGTTGGCGAACAGGTGGCCCAGCTTCAGCAGACAAGCAGCCTGGATAGCAGGGTTGAGCACCATGCCGTAGGCGATGGCGTCGGCTTGATCGTAGGCGTCGGCCAGCGCCTGGCGGGCATGCTCAAGCAGGCGGCAACGCAGGGTGTGATCCTGCTCGGCTTTCGCAACAGCAACCGCCGCCGCGTTCGCCTCCTTGGCTTGCTGCATGGAAGCCGACACGCCGGCGCGGGCCTGGTCGAGGGCTACCTGATCCAGGTAGAAGCGGCGATTGAGGAAACTCATCGCCGCATCTTCCGCTGCACCAAGCTGCGCCTCGACCAGCACTTGGTCTTCTGGCTCGGCCAGCAGGTGATGCATGGCCAGATCGATGGCGATCACGGGCATGGGTCAGTCCTCGGCCTGCGTCGGCTCGCCGCCGGCGATCAGCCGCTCAGCTTCAGCATTGGCTTCTTCCTGATTTCCGGAGAACTCGCCAACCTGATTGCCTTCGGCGTCCACGACGATGTATTTGCCTGCGCCCTTGTGCTTCGCCTTGAAGGCGGCGACTGGCTGCGCGATCGGCAGAGTGGCGGCGCCCAGGCTGTCGGTGGTCAGTACACCCGCGCCAGCGGCATCTTCCTGCGAAATGGTCACCACCACCTCGCCTTCGGAGTCGTCCAGCTCGGCATAGCCCTTCTGGATCAACTGGCGCCCGTGCTGCTCGATGGTCTCGAAGGGCGTGCCCTCAACCAGCGTTTGGCCGCCCAGGTACAGAGGTTTCAGGGTTTTCAGTTTCATGAATGCCTCCAGGGGCCGCCGATTGGGCGGCCCTCACTCAGGGTTACGGGGTGACCGGGGCGGCGAACTCGCCGTAGATGAACGCTTCCGGACGCTTGACCGCCAGCGCAGCACGCTCTTCACAGCGGATCGAGATCAGGTTCTTCTCGAAGTCGTCGGCGTTCTCGGTCGAGATCACCACATTGGCGTCTTCGCGGTCGAACAGCTGAGCGCCGGTCTGGAATGCGCCAGTGAGGAATTTGCCCTGGAAGCCGGCGGCCTCGGTTGCCACGACAGGCAGCCCCCACAGCACAGGACCAGCCAGGCCCAGCGGGTTGGCGAGGATGTAGCGGCCCAGTTCGTCCTTGGTCAGCTCGATCTTCGCCCAGTCCATGAAGTGCAGAACGTGACCGGAGGCAGGCAGGCGCGCCAGCTGGGCCTGCAACATCGCCAGGCGGAGGTCGTCGATGCCCGAACGGTTCTCGACCTCGAACGCTGGAACATAGACCGAGGCCTGCGGGACGATGCCGTGCAGGTGCACGCCGGTGCCGTCGCCGAACAGGATCTCCTGCTCCTCGACGTACTTCAGGCCGTAGCGCATTTCGACGTCGATGGTCGATCCCAGCTGGGCAAAGTCGTCCAAGATCTGCTTGGAGGCCTTGAACATGTGGGCGATGGTCGACACCGCGGTGAGCTTCGACGCGAATTCGATGCTCGAGTACGGCTTGGCGGTACCCTCGGCAACGACCTTGGCGGCGTTGGTGAAACCGGTCTGCTGCACCCAGAAGATGGCCGGCGCGGTGGTTCGGCCCGGGGCAATCAGGTCGCGAATGAACAGACGCTGCTTCGGCGCGGTGTCGATGCCCGGCAGGCGCTGAGGCTCCACGATACCGGCCGGGACGTCGGTGGACAGCAGGGCGGCGCTGACCGGGATGTTCACGCGCTTGCCGCCTTCGATGCTGGCCGCGAACTGCTTCAGCGCTTCGCTTTTGATCACCACGCCGCCAAGGCTGTCTTGGGCTTGCGGGGTGCCTGGCGAAGGCAGGCGTGCGAACTCCTGTTCGAGCTCACCCAGCTGGGCTTTCAGCTGCTTCTCGGCCTCGGTCAGGCTGTTGAACTTGGTGGCCATCTCATCGACGGCGGCCTTGGTTTCTTCGGACAGGCTGCCGGCCTTCTTGGCCTCGGCCAGGGCGTTTTCGGCCTGTTTACTGAAATCGCTGGTCGCCTGTTTGAGCTCGGCGGAAACCTGCTTGAGCAGGTCAGCGGTATTGTCTGCCATGGGATTGTCTCCGGTTATTTGAGGGCTGCTGCCGAGAACCGCGACATGGCGGTCTGTAGTTCGGCAAAGTGGGTGGCCAGATCGGCCGGGGGTTCGGCAGCGCTTCGCGTACCGGAGGGGGCAGCGCCTGGCGTGCCACCCTTGAGTTCTTGAATGAGGGAGCGCCGCTCGGAGCGGGGCATGCCCTGTTTGGCCAGGATCGCGTCCAATCGACGAGCTGCGATCTGGTGCGGCGCCCTGGCCTGCGGGTCTTCCTGCGCGGCGTCCGATGGCAGAAGGCCGTCAGCGAAGCCGGCCTCGACAGCCGAGCTGCCGCCCATCCACGTCTCTACATCCATGAGGGCGCGCATCGAGGCGGCCTCATCGCCGGTCCTGACCGAGTAGATGTCAGCCAGGGTTCCGTCGATCTGGTCCAGGAAGTCAGCAACTTCGGTGAAGTCGTTACGGTCACCCGCAGCGATGGTCCAGGCGTTGTGGATCATCATGAAACCGGCTCGGGCGATCTGGATTTCATCACCGGCCATGGCGATGAACGATGCAGCCGAGGCGGCCAGACCAAGCACCTGGACGGTCACCTTGCCCTTGTGCTCGCGCAGAAGGTTGTAGATGGCCAAGCCTTCGAAAACATCGCCGCCTGGGCTGTTGATCTTCACGGTGATGTCTTTGTCGCCGATGCTGCGAAGCGCGGCACTGACACGCTTGGCGGTGACCCCCTCGCCCGTCCACCAGTCCATGCCGATCGGGTCGTACATGGTGATGGTGGTGGAGTCGTCACCGGATGCCGCCTTGATCGCTGGATTCCAGCGTTCCATGGCCTTGGGCAGTAGGTCGGACTCGACGCGCGCGTGCGGTCGCACCGCCGGCGCTGCCGGTAGTGTCTTGAGAGTCATGGGTTACTCCAGGTCAGGCCGCTTTGAGCAGCGGCATCGATATCAGCGCGTGGGCCATCATTGGGCCGTCCGGGTTTCCGGTTTCGAGAGCTTCGGAAGCCATCTCTACCGCTTTGTTGATGGCATCTCGGTCGTCGTTGTTGCGCGCCGAGACCAGCCGGAGCATGAATGCCGAGGCGGCCGGCGATACGCCTGCTGCTGGCTTACCGAGCTCCTCCAATGGCACAAGTGCGGACTGGACCGTGTAAGTGTCACCACCCGGGATCGGCGGATAGTTCTCCAGCCGGCGCACCTCGTTGCGAGACATCCAGCCATTCTGCAGGGCCGTGTTGTACCAGGCTGCGCGACCCGCGTTGTCGGCGCGAAGCAAGCCCTCCACCGCGAACTCGGCATAGTAGTCGTCGGCATCGGCCTCGCCGATCAGGCAGCGCGTGATCTCCTGCTCGATATTGACCAGCAATGGCCGCAGGCTGTTGGTGAGAAAGTGAAGGTTCTGCGCCTCAACCGAGGCCGCCCAGCTGGACTGCTTGTCCATGTGGCCAACCATGAACGGAGGAACGCGGAACCAGCGGCACATTTCCTCGATCCCGAAAGACCTGGACTCCAGCATCTGCGCAGCCTCAGGGTTCATCGTGATGCCCTGGTACTTGAAGCCTGCCTCCGCCACCATGATCTTGCCAGCGTTCTTCGACCCCATGAATGCCTGCATGCTGGCCCGCAGCTGCTCGCGCTGCTGCGGCGTGATCTTGGTATCGCTGCTCAGGATGCCGGACGCCTGCATACCCTGTGCGAATACCTTCGCGGCGGCCTCCTCGATCGCCATGGCCGAGTCGAAGATCTCCCGCCCGGTGGTTACCGGGAGCATCCCGCACACCCCATCCAGGCCGAAGCCACGAATGTGCATTAGGCTCTTCTCGGGGATATCGCGATCTACGCCGTTCTCGGTGTACGTGTACTTCAGGCGCCCGTTGTCCTCCCGCTTCACCCTCATGCACTGGGGCAGAAGCGGTATCAGGGCGATGATCCTGCTGCCGATCATCTTCTTCTCGATGAAAGCATTACCTCGAAGGCAAATGCTCGCCACCACCAGCAGCATGAAGCGCTGGGGGGTCATCTCGGCGTTCGGAATGCGGCATAGCACGCGGAACAGCGGATGGTCTTTAGCGACCTCGCGAGATCCATCAGGGAGGCGCCGATACAGCTTGAGCGGAAGCGTTGAGACAGACTCCGACAGCAACCTCACGCACGCCCACACCGTGGACAGTTGCATGGCCTTGTCGACCGATACGTGCTTCCCAGACGCGGAACTGCCAAACCACTCTTGCCAAAATGCGCCATCCTTCAGTCCGATGGGCACCCCGAGCCAGTTCTGCAGCGCAGCCTTAACCCGGCCCGGTTTCTTTTTGGCCATCAGATTCCTACCATGATCGGGTTATCAAAGAAGCCCTGGAGATCACCAGAGCCTTCGGGGTTCAGGGCCATCAGGGACACAGCGTCAAACGTCGACATCAGCGGGTCTATCTTTGCCGAGCCGCTGGCCTGCTTCGTGATGGTGATTGCGTTGCCTTGCGGGACGATGCGGGCATTACCGACACACCAGTTCATCATCGCCCTACCGCAGTGAACGAGTTCACCACCGGCAACCTTGCGTTCAGTGGTTTTGATTGCGCCGTTGAGCTTCCAGCCCTGCGAGATGGCCACGATCTGCTCCATGGTGATCGCTCGCTCTTGGGTGGTCAGCTCGTCGACGATGTCACCGATGCCGGCAGAATCGACGCCGATAGCCAGTTTCTCCGGCAACAAGCCGCGATCCCTGATGTCGCAGATGATGTCGGCAACCTGCTGCACATCGTCACCAGGTCGATCAACAACGGTCAGGTCGCCGGCCTTCTCGAAGTCCCTCAGTGCGCTGGCGATATCCTTCCGCCGCTCGAACACGATGTTGTGCGCCCAGGCGTGGGCCCAATGGAGCCATCGACGAGTAAGAGGCTCGCGGCCAAGCACGGTCAGACCAAGCAAGTCGTCAAGACCACCACCGTCTATGCCAACCGTCACCACTTCGGAGCGCTGCAGCAGGCTCTCCAGGGTCAGGCCAGCCTCAGCCGCCGATTCCCAGTGGTCAGCGCCTGCCCAACGGTCTGACCGCAGGTCCAGGCCGATCTCGACGTTGAGGTGCTTCGCTAAGAAGCCGCGTATGGCCCCCTCGCCCTCTGCCTGCGCCTCCTGATACTTCTGCTCGATCACCTCTTGGTCGACAGAAAGCCCCCAGTTGGGGTTGGTCACGTGAGCGTTTGCAAGGTCGCGGTGCTCGTTCCGCTTGATCATCTCTTTCGGGAACTCGTAGATGACCGGGAGGAAGCGCCGGTCCTCGATTTCGCCGTCACGAACTTTGCGCGCGTACTCGAGCTTGGCCTTGAAGGCGCCAGCCGGCGGCTCATCGGACTGAGTGGTGCAGTAGAAAACGAACCCCTCTGGGCGTGACGCCAGGCCGCCAGTGGCTTCAACCAGCATCTTCGCCGACTTGGCCTGCTTGCCGAACTCCCAGAGTTCGTCGATGAACACGCCAGTGGCTTTCTTTCCGGTGACGGTGGCTGAGTCAGCCGCCACCACCTTCAGCGTTGCCTTGTTCAGGTTGTCGGTGACGATCCGGTTGTATTCCTGCACATGGAACCTGGCCTGCAGGTCTTCGTCCGCATCGATCATGTCCCGAATTGGCTTGAAGGCGTTGTCTGCCGCTTCCTTCGTCGGCGCCAGGATCAGGAACTCACCGGAAGGCCGGGTGTTCAGGATCAGGGCTGTGAGCATGATGCCGGCGGCGATCGTCGACTTTCCGTTCTTCTTGCTGACCATCAGGAAGTAGTTGGTGATCAGCCTGCGGCCGGCGTCGGCGTCATACGCGCCGAAGAGCGCCGCCACAACGTCGAGCACCCAGCTGCGGCAGGTATCCCCCATCAGAGGGCTACCATCGGCATCGACCATTCGAAGGTTGCAGAACACGTCGAGGGCATCTTCTGCCTGCTCGGGGAAGATGGGTTCCACCGGCACGAGCGCCTGGCCACGGACGATCCTGCTCTCCCAGTCGGGACATGCGGTAGTCCACTTCTTCATTTGACGGCCTTCAAGTGGCGCTCACGCAGCCCAAAGCGGTTGCCGCTGGCTCCCACCTTTGCCGCGTCTTCAAGCTTCTGTTCCTTTTTGCCCATGCCGGACTTCTTGCCGTGAAAGTACGGGAGCGCCGACTGAGCGGCATTGCGCCGATCAAAGATCTTGGCCTGGGGGTCGTTCATCAGCGCCAGTAGCCAAACGAGCGGATCATCGGTGCTGGGCAAGTCGACCAGGTCACCCGACTCGTCACCCGGCGGAGCGGACTCGAAGGTCTCGCGCTCTGTCTCCGACTTAACATTTCGGGGCGCCTTTAACTTTTCCAGCGCGGCAACAACGTCGGGGTCTTTGGCGAGCCGAGAACCTGCTGCCGAAGCGCTGCCCGCCGCGTAGCCTGCGGCTTCCGCCGCTTCGCGATTCGAGGCGCCAGCAGCCTTGGACTCGACAAAACGGCGCTTTTTCGATGTTAACGCCATTAACAAAAACCTCTGAAACGGGGAAAAATTTCACGCGTGCGGGGGCGGGTGGTCTGGAAGCGAAAAGCCCTGAACTCTCGACCCACCCCTCCCCTTTGAATCGGGGGGCTGGCGTGCCTCAATAGCTATGAAGCACGCCATTGACGTGCATCATGCGATCTGGCCAGCGGCCTGCTTGGACTTTCGACTGGGCGGACCTGACCTGCCCTTCCTAGGGGAGAACACATCCTCATGGCGCCACCCAGACTTGAGCCGATACTCGATAGCTGCACGCGAGATGTTGAGGTACCTGCTCCACTCACTGAGACACATCGTCATGCCGTGGGCGGTGTAGCGCCTGCCTGAGTTGAGCTGATGCGTCCTGGTCATCTTGGGGAAGCCACGCTTCTGATTGCAGCGTGCACAGCTCGCCACCAGGTTGTCTGGCCGGTTGTCATTGGTGCAGTCATTCAGATGATCAACATGCATGTCATCCCAGGTAACTGGGCATGAGCACCAGTGACACGCGAAAGGCCCATCACCATGATGAGCGTGGTAGACAATGCGGTGTTCATACACGCGGTTGCTTTGCCGGCGCAGCGGATGGTCTGGCGAGTGGGCCAACTTGTAGCCGTAGGCATTGGTCAGCAGCCCTGCCTTAACCCTGCTCGCCTTATCCGTGGTCCCTGTCCGACGCTGGCGGGTGTAGTGCTTTTCACACATCCTCGCCCCTTTACGATTGGCCACGGCAAAGCAGCCAGGAACACAGCACAAGGCTGCCTGGTTTGAGTCGGGCATTGAGACCTCTATCGTTGAGAAGCTTGGTTCTCTTCTTTCTGCTTGACCGAAGAGTGGCAATGGGTGCACAGCGATATCCACTGGCTGCGGTCCCAGAAGATCGTCATGTCGCCGCGATGTGGAGTGCTGTGGTCAACGACCGTCGCCGCAGTCACGCGCCTCTCACGCTGGCAGTATGCGCACAGGGGATGTGCCTCTAGCCATGCAGCCCGTGCTACTTGCCACTTGTACCCATAGCCGCGCTGGGCAGCTGTTCCCTTGGCCGTCCGCCATGAGTCCGGGTTGACCGTAGCCAGCCTCGATGGCTGGGCCTGCATGGCTGGCTTGAGGGAGGTCAGCCTGGCCATCAGAGGCCACCGATAACGGGGGCGCCGCTCAGGTAGACCTGGGGCGCAGCGTCAGGATCAACACCTTGGTCATCTGCCAGCGCCTGGAGGAAGCCGGCCAACAGCTCATTGGTCTTGGCCTGCTCGGCCAGCATCTGCTTGAAGATCAACAGGAACGCCTGTTGGTTCTGCTGGATCATCTCCAGTTGCTCCGCCGTCACCTTGACCTCGGCCAGGGTTACCGTCGAAGAGTGATCGAGCTCGCTCATACGCCACCTTTGTCCATTTGTTGATCCATTCGCGCCGGGCGGCGCATCCGCTGCAGGCCATCACATGCCACGCCGGGTCAGTCCGTAGACCTCCAAGGCGCCTGCGATATTCTCGCCTTCGGCCTGACTGATGGTGTTGACCACCTCCACGCAAGCAGCGGTGTTGGGCTCCATGCGAATGGTGATGGATGTGACTTTCGATGGGTCCAGCCCAAGCACTTGGCAGACGGTCTGGCCAAGCTCCCGCCCAAGGATCAGGGGTTTCTTTTCCATGGTGATTCCTCGCGCCACGAAACGGCGCTCTCTGATTTTGTGGCGCGGATTACTCGGGTTTTCGGCTAGGCAGCTTGAAGTCGGTAACGCGATCAGCAATCGCGCGAACCTTCTCCACTCCAAGGAGGCCAACCCACCCACCAACAAAGGCAGCCATGCTCTGTGGCAGGCCGAAGAACTCGAAGCCGCTGATGATTGTGAGGGTCAGGCCGCCACAGATGGCGCCCTCCACCAGCATCTGCCGGCGAGTGCCACCACCATAGGTGATGCGCAGTACAGCCATGGCGCAGGACAGACCGGCCGCGTATAGCAGGGGCGAATGCTGGCTCAACCATGCGAGGGCAACCGCCCAGGTGTCTGGTTTGTCTGGCATGTTGGACATCCGGGTTCCTCCCTTGCGGGAAGCAGAAAAAGAAAAGGCCCGCCGTTATGGCGAGCCCTTGGATACGTGAAAAGATAGCCCCGTGCTATCGTCGAGTTTCCACACAAGACGTTTCACGGAGCGAAAAACGATGAAGGTAACCCTCAAGTGCGCCAAGTGCGGCAGTGACAAGTTCGAGGTTCCGGCTAGGCCGAACAACAACTCGAAGGTCACCTGCGGCAAGTGCGGCGCTGTCGAGACTTACGGAAAACTCATGAAGGCTGTGGGTGACAAGGTCACGAAAGACCTGGAGCGGCAGCTCGGGAAACTGTTCAAGTGACTTGAGCGTTTCGCCCAGAGGGCGCAGGAAGTCAGCGGCGCCCTCAACCTCAACGTCGAGCTGTAGCTTTTCCATACAGCCTCCAGATACGAAAAAGCCCCGGCAGATACCGAGGCTTGGAATGGGTGCGGAGGGCCGGTGCATACCCGGCTTGGTGGCCTGGATCGCTGGGTCACATACCCCAGACTCTCATCGCGTAGCCGATCAGGGAGCGCACGGCTTTGATCGACGCCACTACCGACTTAGTCCAGCTGCCTGAGCGTGTCATCCGCACAAAAAAGCCCGCACAGGGCGGGCAAAGAGGGATCGTGCTTTTTTAAATCTGGTGGCTGTAGAACAGCGAGTACGACTCGATACCGTCGTTGGGCTGCTTAATGCCAGCGTTGGAGTAGTGAATCGCTCGGATGCCAACCTTCTGCGTCTCGCCGATCTTCAAGCCCGCACCGATGCGGTCTTCGAAGTTGAAGGCCGAACCAAAGTCCTGGTCACCTGCGGACGTACCAGAGAAGACCGCCAGGCCGATGCCAGCCTCAACGAATGGCTTCACGTTACCGCTGCC